GCAGAGATCTACTCGCGAAAGAAACTAGACTTGGGAATATCCTTTTGGAGGATCATGAGCTCAATTTTCTGGAAGAAGAAAAAGATAAATCATATACAATATCCGACAGATTATGGGCGGGTCATCAAAGACGAAAAGAACAACATAAACAAAAAGGTAATGGATTTGGATATTCATTATTTGATCCTGAATCCCAATACACAAGTACAATATCAGCAAGGTATTATAAAGATGGCAGTGAAATTTTAATTGACCAGGAAGCTATCCTAGAAAGACCAAATCTACCAAGAAAGTTACATCCATTAGAAGCTGCAAGATTACAAGGATACCCTGTTGATGATTGGTATGAAATACCAGTTTCAGACAATCAAGCTTATAAACAATTCGGTAATAGTGTATCAGTACCTGTAGTAACTACGATTGCTTCTGAAATTAAGAAACAGCTATTAACCAAATAACTATGGCAAGTGAACTTTTAGATTTTAAAAAGTACGAAACAGAGAAAACCCAGAAAACCCAGAAAACCCAGAAAACCCAGAAAACCCACAGTATCCCTACAATAAAAAACAGTTGATTCAACTGCAGCTCCACCCTCCTCACAGTACCCCTACTTACTAATATAAACACCTAATTGCCACAAATTGCATGTAAAATAAGCCTGTACATGTGTATCAGATAGGGCAATACATTCTAAATGCATTAAAGGGTAACTCAGCATCACTGGGTAATCCTGCCACTCCTGCACATGAGTCTATACAGTTTGGTGGGTGGAGTGATGATATAGGCAGCCCTGCAGTAAACATATCTCCTGCTACTGCCATGAGCATAGCAGCAGCACAGGCATGTGTAAGGGTAATATCAGAAGATAGCAGCACACCAGAGATCCTCATAAAGACATACGATAAGAAAAATGACTGTTGGAATGTAGATAGCAGTCATTACCTATACGAATTTTTTTCTGAATTTAATGACTAT